TGATTTATCTAACTTTAAAGTTACAATGCCTTTTTACGAAAATCCCACAATCAACGAAGGCAAACAGGCGAGACTAGGAAAGTATAAACCTATTGGAAGAAATAGTAATCTATATTCATTTCTTGGAGCAGACTCTAGAACCTTAACTTTAACTTTTAATTTAACTTTGCCACACCTATCTTTCTATCTAGAGAGTCATGCAGTGGAGAGCTATACCAAAATCTTTATAAGTTTTGGTCAAAGATCAAATGAGATAGAGAAAAGTAGATTTTTCTCTAAAGCGGTTACGGTGCCTCAACTTAGTGAGATTCTAACTACAATTCAAAGATTTGAAGATCAGTATAACACTGATTTCGAAACTTTCACAGAACCTAATACAGGCGTCGTTCCTGGGCCAATAACACAAAATCCTGGTCAATCTGTAAGAAATATTGCATTAGAAAATCAAGTAAGAGAAAGCAAAGTAAAAGCTTTATACTATTTTTGGACTAATATTATCAGATGTTCAGTTATCGGAACCTCGGACCACAGAAGTCCACCACCTGTGGTTAGACTATCTTTTGGGCCTCTGTATAAGAGAGTTCCGTTTATTGTGGAAAAATACCAAATCCAGGTAGAGAATACTGCTGGGTTTGACGTAGCAACTTTACTTCCTAATAGGATAAAAGTAACATTAAATATGGAAGAACTAAGAGTTGGTAACTTCGGAGATTATGAGCCTTACAGCTTTAGTAATGGACAATCGTTACAGTCAGGCGAGAATGTAGCGGGCTGGGAATACATTATGGAAAACGGGAGCTTAGATCCCTTATATCACCCACCAGGGGTAGGAGACGGAATATGAGTCATTACTCCATAGGTTCATCAGTTTATACACACAAAGGAAAGCCGATAAGAAGTATCGTAGGCGACCCCTCAGCAGATAAGTTCATCTCTAGAACAAACTTTGATGAGCAATCTAAACCAGGAACAGTCCCCGCAGGATACGCTTTCCGCCCAGACATGATCTCTAGTGTGTTTTTAGATAACCCCAAAGATCTTTGGTTTATTTGTTTGATTTCAAACAAATTTGATCCATTTGAAGACTTTAATATAGGAGAGAGAATAAGGCTTCCGAAATGAACTCTGTCCTAGTTCCTAATATCGTTATCACAGATAACCCAGAGCTATCTAAAGTTTTTAATGCTTTAGATAGTCAGTATACGTCATTTTCTAAGTATATTGAAGATGTAGAGAAGAACTACGACGAAGAAACTTTTATTTACTTCACTAGTGAAAACACAGAGTTCTTAAACTTTGAATTTGAAGTCGGCGCATCAAAACCCGGAGGAACAGGCTATACTTGTTCAGTAGAGTTTTTAGAGACTGGCGCACCTTTCGAAAGAAAGTTACTAAAGAGTAATATTCAAAAAGTTATTAGTTCGAATGGGCAAGAGAGTTATGCAAACCGAAACTTTTACATAGCTTTCGGTGTTGGAGATAACTTATCCTATTGGTCTAGGTTTAATACTTGCCCCATGATTTCAGGAGAGATCTTTCAGGCATTTAATCAACCAAAAACTATTAAGCTGAAGTTCTCTGTCGCGTCACTCGATAATGACTTAGATTCTATGTTGTTTAGTTCAGACATGGATACAGACTCAATAGAGAAGATAGAATTTAACAATACACAAGAAGAAGGCTTTGTAACAAATCTAGATTTTATAGCACCTAGCGAAGAAACTAACGCTCAAACTCCCGAAAAAGTAATTGGAAATTATCTCTACGGATTTAACTGCTTCGATTTTCTAATCAAAAAAACTATAACTCAATTTTTACAAGCGATCTACTGTCAGATACCAAATGTATTTTTCGTTACAAAAGATCTTAAGCAATTACTTTTTAATAAAATTAAGTTACCTAAAGCATTTGGCGTTGACACTATAAGTCCGATAGTTTTTGATTTAGCAATACAAAACTACATTCTAAAAGACTCCACAACCCGAGAAGTCGCAGAGAACTTAACCCTAACAAGAGCAAATGGTATAAACTTTATTTTAGATAACTTACCAGGAGTAGCTCAAGATTATTTGACCTTAGCATTAACAATTCCCAGAGATGAGCTAGAATCTAAGATTCAATGTTTTGCTAAGTTTGCTTCTGAGCAGGCTGACTCAGATGAACTAACCTTAGAAGCGAAAAAAGAAAAACTACGAAGGAAAGTAGAAGATCTTAGAGAAGGTCTGACAAGGTTAACAGGAGTCGAGACTATCTTAATTAGAGAGTCAGACACTGAGATTATTAGAAATTTTATTGATGGAATTCCTGAAGATACTAAGAAATTAATACCACTAAATCCAAACATGCCCATCATTATGTTTGGTCAGAAAGACGTGATTAGAAGTTTACTATATGGAGAATCTTATGATGGTATAGAGTATTCAAACAAAGAAATTCAAAAGTATCTCAAAAAGAGGATGACAACCTACAACTTATATGGATCTCATCACTCCTCTAAAAATGATGAGGAAGAAGATTTAGAAGCCCGATTAGAGATCGACGATATATCAGAATCTTACCCAGACTTCCCCCTTTTCAGGTACAACGTTAGAAATCCAAATGTCTTGAGCTTAAATGTCGAGAAAAACAACGTATATGCAGCAATGCTTCAAGCTAGTTTCTCTAAGCCTGTAGAATACTATCAAACTTATTCATTAAATCAGGAAAATGATTTAATTAGAATTTTACTTGGAGTTAAGAAAGATCTTAAAACTGAAACATATAAAGATACAGCCCCGGCAAGAGCAACTCTATTTGATAAACTTGAAATTAAAACTAGAGATTTGGTGGGGGGTAAAATGCATTGGGGAAAGACAAGAACTTTAACCTTATTAGAAAGTAAACTAAACAAACTAAAAAAAGATAAAAACAAAATATTTGCTAAACTATTTGATGATAAAAAGTTTTTAAAGTTTTTTGATTTTATTTTAAATCTTTATTCAAATGACGGTGGCACTGTAGACTTATCTAATCTAAGAACAATTGTAGAAAATAAATTTACTAAAGATATAGATGAGAGGGACGGCACATATACTAAAACAAAAAAAGAACAGGATCTGAATGTAAAGATTACTTCTTTCCTTGAGACAGAATATTCAATATCAGAAGAAGACTTAGATTCTTATATTTTTATAGTATACTCTATCCTAGCTTTATTCTTAGAAGAATCACAAGAAAAATCAAACTTATCAACAGATAAAAAAGTAGTCTTTTTAAGATATACTCTCAAAAACTATGATGAATCTACTATAACAGATGGCCTAATATACTCAGACTTGTATAAGACAGTAAAAGGTTATTCTTTTACAGTAGAGATTAAGACTCTGCCTTTCTTTGGTTTATCAAATCAATACTGGGTTGGGCATCCTTGTATTCTCTATGCTAAACGGCCTAGATTGATAGGAGTTAGTTTTGAGGACGTATCGGACGACTTCTTAACGGGGAGTTATAGGATCTTGAAGATGAAACATGAAATCTCGTCTTCTACATGTGAAAGCACTTTTGTCTTACAAAAGATAGGCTCTACTATAGGTAATCCTAATAAGCATGATAATACATAAGGATTTATGAGATGAAGATTTTAGTTGGACAAGTTAGATCAAACGTAGATCAGTTAAGTAGAGGAGTCCTATCCGTAAACTCAAAAGACGAAGGTCTAATAAACGTCTACTACACATCACCCTTTGGCGCAGGCTTTTCCCCAGAAGGAAAGGCTGGGTTCTTTGCATTACCTGCTACCCACTCATGGATTCTCTTCGTCAAAACTGATACCGCTCCTTATGATTATTATTACATTTCAACTATTCATAGAGACCTAAATGAGAATACCGCAGATAGCCCACAAGTAACTGAATGGGCTGAGAAGGGCCAATTCCCTCCCGGCCTATACAATTCTAAACCAGGACATCCATCAAGAGTTATTATATCAGATGGAGATGGCAATAAAGTAAGTCTAAATCATGTTGCCGATAAATTCAATGGCTTGGTTAAGGGTGTTGAGCTTAAGTCCTCAGACAAGAAACGCTTAGTGCTAAGTGACAGCCCGCAAGCTTACGGTATCTTCTTAGTGAATGAGGATAATGAAGGTTTAGTTATCGGATCTGCCTATAAGTCTGGTTTTAGTGCAGGCCCCCTTCTCGCACCTAGACAAATAGACTTAAGCACTAGAGGAAAGATTAATGTCTTTTCTAGAGAGTCTGCTATAAATCTAGAAGTAAATAATGGATTCGATATTACCATAAAGAATACCTCAACAGGTGTGATGAATCCGTTAGCAACTCTATTGCCCATGAGTCCTCTCGGAGTCTTCAAGCCTTACGGTAATGTTAAGATTTCTAGTGACGCACGAGACATCTACATAGGCGCAGGCGAGGGCCATAAGTTTAATCAGACTCTCGCAGGCGCAGCTTGGTCGCCCTTCCTCTACAAAAGTAGAGTTATGATGAGAGCTTACGGACATAACGGAACCATCCAAATCAATTCTGACGGTAAGATAATTATCAGATGTCCTTATAACGACCTATATATACACGGTAAAACTGTAAATATTATTGGGGAGGATGAGGTGAATATTCACTCAAGATTTGGAGATGTCAATACCTGTGCTGGACTTAACATAAAGATGAGTGCAATGATCGTAGGAGAGACTCCAAGACCTGGGGCCGCTCCTTTCGAACCTGCTGCTACAATTATGCAGAGACCTCCAAATCCTGATCTTGTCGAGCAAAACTATGACGCAAATCTCAGCATAGCTAGAACGACTAGTGAGGTAGTTCCTCAACCCACCGTCCTTAGTCACATTGAGTTAACAGCCCAAGGTGTTGCTATAAACGGACCTAAGATTGATTTAGCACCTTTAATTCCTACGTTTAGAGCTAAGAAAGCTAATCATCCACTATGGGAGTTGGGTGATTATGAAGCTAATCCCGCATCACAATCGTAATCATGGCCTTTGATATTAAAACTTTTGGTGGAGCTTTATCAGACGGCACTGGTGTTCTTGGTGCTGGCGCAGCGGGTTTTGGATTACCTGCGTGCGCCTTACAACTTGGCGAACTAGCTTTAGCACTAATTCCAGCGCCTATTTTATTAGCAATAGATAAGGCGATGCGTGAGTGGGAAGAGAAGATAGATCAGGTAATTAAAGACGCATTCAACTGGCTAGCAACTAAATTTGGCATTAAACAATACCTGACAGATGATGGTCTAATATCACTAAAGCTGGACGGTATTGATGATATCGACTTCTGGATTCCAGCAGCGATCACTAAGATGCTTGAAGCAGGGGCTCAAATTTGGCAACAAATTGAGAGATATATCGACCTTTACGAGGGTATTGTAGAATGTCTAGCCGCTATTAGAGACGCACTAGAAGGACCAGAAAATGGGTCCTTAGCTGACGCAGCAAAAAACAGTTTTGAAAACGATCCTGAAGTAAACAGATACTTAGCTTATGCAGAAAATGCAAATAATCTGAAGAAAGAAATTGGTGATAAGAGAGCCCAAATTGGAAATGAGTTAAGACTGAGAAGGCTAGATCCTAATCGAGAACCGACCCTGAAACCTGAATTCGCAGATCTATTTGCCGGAACTACTTTTAGGGTTGGATCTCAAACGGAAGAGGATGAGATCATTAGGCTAGTTTTCGGACCTCCAATGACAACCGAAGGCCAGCTAGTCTTATCTATTGATGGTCTTTACTATGATTCCCAAGGAGAAGAGGGTCTCGTCCCTGTTCTAAATGCTCTAGCAAACAGGGCAGAAAAGATTGATCCGGCAGATAAGTGGAAATTTAATTATGATCCAAACTTAGGCGGAAAGGGAGATCAGTTAAGTGGAAGAAACTTCAACAAGTGGATAGACAGCATTTTTGATTTAGATCTTGTTGATAATGGCGAGATGATGCAAGAACATTATAACCGAGATGGTTTCTTGCAAACTCTTATAGGACAGAGAGATAAGAGAGTATCAGATATTGATATACAGATTAGCTCATTGGTTTTCCCAAATAAAACGGAAGCCATTATCAACAACTTCAAGCAGACAATCATTAGCGAGTCTAGACGATACGAAGACAAAATTAACAGAAGAAAGAAGCAGATAGAGGTCGCAGTAAAGGCCCCATCCATCTTTACAGGAGCAGAAGTTTTTGCTCCCGGAAAAGTTCCAATTAATGATTTCTCCTATCTACAAAAATTTAATCTGTCTGTTGCACTCACTAGCCAAGAGAATCTCGTCATTAATACGGAAGACGTGTCGGGCATTGTTTTACCGATACAGCCAAAGTTCGTCAAAGCAACAAGTAAGGCTGACCCACAAATCATTGATCACCTCTATGTCCCAGATGAAGGCTTCGATGCCATTGTGACCGATGAGCTTGATCCTCAGGATCAATCTAATGCAGCTACAATTAACCTAGATGAAATAGTTACTACTGATGGGTTAGTGGCTATTTATAACTTCTTGAATTCAGATGTAGTTTTACCATCCTCGATTGAGTATAACCTAAACAACTGTGCAAGCAACGATGATATGAATGACGCACAGTTGGTAGCGAAATATTCCAAGGATTTCTTTTCTAGTCTAGGTCTAGCTGCTCCTTATTTTGAAGGAATTACTGTTAATTCAGGAAACAACCCATCAGCCTTAGGCTCCTTCGCTAAACTACCAGATTCACCAGACTTCCAAGACTGGACTTACAACAAAGAAGGCTTCAGCTTTGATGCGTGGGTGAATGCTCCGGGACTTAATTTCGGACACAGAGGTTGGAAAGATAATGATTCTTCGGGTCTGTATAGATTAATTCTAGCAAATGAGAATACAGGTATAGGCGCGAATACTGTAAGACAAGAAAACTACAATGAGGTGCCTTTCTCGGATGGATCAGATTACGTTCGGGGAATGATTGTCGGGTTTACGATTGATCAGAGATGGACTAAAACTTCTCTACCAACTAATGATTATCTTACTCAAGATCCTTCCGTTAGTGGTTATGGATTCTTGATTGCTCCAACTATCTCTTATGACTCTTCAAGTGTCGCGTTCATAGCTAAAGAACCTTGCAATCCTGAGCAAGGTTGGAGAGGGATGTTCATTCCTCATACAAAGACTACAGCAAACGGCACGCCCCTCTGGTGGTGCGAAAACCAGTTTTGTCAATTAGCTTTTACGGTTGATTACGCAAAAGACTTATTATCTGTTTACTTAGACGGAGAACTTTTAGAGACTTCAGCAGTTTCAGAGGTATTCGGAACAGAGCCCTATAAAACTGTAAAGATACCATCATTTAAAAAAGATAATAGCTTTGAGTATGGAGAAGCCACTGTAGGTTCCTTAGCTCCCAAATCACTCAAGAATGGACCAAAAACCTACCCATTCTTCACTCCCTGGATTCTTGGAGGGGGTTATACCGATGGTTATGCTATCGGCGGAAACTTCATGGGTGGAGAATACGGAGGTCAACGAAGTGGTCTGAAGGGTCATCTAGGCAGCGTTAAATTCTACAATAAGACAGTGGAACCGGCTGGCATTAAGAACAACTTCGATACGCAAAAGCGTTTATTTAAAGCTGTAGATGCAAGTCGTTCGAAGAGTGTCTTCATCTTCATCGGCCAAAGTAACATGGACGGTAGATATGCTCCTCTTGATGCGACAGTAGCTGAGTATCAAGGTCCTCTAGCATGGTCAAGAATTTGGACACCTAACTCCCTGGCTAGCACAGACGGCAGGTGGCTCACTAGCGACCTTGTGAACTACCCAGAGAGAATAACAGCCGGAGCACCAGGGTTTGGGTATGGTAACCTACATGCGTCAAGATACGATATAATTGAACCGATTGAGGCAACTAGATTTAGCTTGCTTAATCCATCTCACTTTGGTATGGAAGTTAGACTCACAGAGCTAATTAGCCAATATGAAGGTGGAAATGAAGTTTATGTGATAAAAAATGCTAGAGGCACGACCGCAATGGTTAGCGGCTTGAATGTAGAGCAGTCTGTTCTTTCTTGGACTGACAATCAAAGCCTTGTGTATGACTCTCAAGGATCTGGCTTATATACAACTCTAACAAAAGACGTATCCGCTGCTATGGAGAAGCTGCAAGAGGATAATCCTGATACTGAATATACAATCCGTGGTATATTCCTAATTCAAGGTGAGTTCGATGCTTATCCTCACGCAGAGCAGATAAATTATCCGGTTGATGAGAATGATAGCACTACTTGGAGTGGTATTGCTGGCGTCTGGGGTCATTACTTCTCTAGTGTTCTATATCAAGACTTGAATGAGGACCTAAGACCTTTTGTCGAGAAGCCCTATGCTCAGTATGCTGAAGTGCCGTGGTTTGTAGGACGAATTCAAACTGAGATGCAAAGAACCTGGGTCATCGGTGGACCCAATGCGAATGACTTGTCAGCAACACCTGTTGCGGTCAACGTGGTTAGAGCGCAGCAAGAGGCGGTCGCTAATGATCCAAACCTAAATGTTTACATCGTGGATCAAGATAATTTAACACATGTAGACAACTCACAAATTCACTTCACTTCACTAGGCTTAAAGACTATTGGCGAAAGGTTCTTTACTAAATATAAAGAAGTGCTAGAATCTTAAAATTAGTATATATTCATATGAACATTAGAACAACAACCACTGTTAGAGGCGTCGTTCCTTCAAAGAAAGTTTCTACAACTGTTAAGGAGTCAGCCTACAAGGCTAGAAAGGGACTTAACTTTCCTTTTCCGGTGAATGGCAGTGCGTATGTTAATAAGTCTGTAGAGGTTGAGTTAGCTAAAGCAAATTTAAAACAACTTCTAAACACAGCTCCCGGAGAAAGATTAATGCTTCCAAACTTCGGGTGTAATTTAGAACCTCTACTCTTTGAACCTTTTGACGAGAGATTAGTCTTAGAAGTAAAAGAGAGAGTTTCATTTTCAATCAGCAATTATATCCCTTACTTAACCCTAAATAGAGTTAGAGTCGAGAGAGTTGGAGACAGAGGTCGCTATGGATTGCCAACCTTAGTTATCAAAGTCTTCTGCCAGATTAGGGATGATGAAAACACAATTTTTGAAGTAGGCGTGAAATTATGACATTTAAGGGCACAGCAAGTTCAGACTTCATGAGAGTAGTTAAAGACGCTCAGATTAATAAGTCTACTTTAATTGATTATGCTGGATCTGATTTTGAAACCCTTAGAGCTAATTTAATCCGCTACATCAAAGCAGTTTATCCTCTAGATTATAACAACTTCGTAGAATCAGATCTAGGAATGATGCTGATAGAGCTAGTTTCCTATGTGGGTTCTGTAACCTCCATGAAGGCTGATTTTCTAGCAAATGAAAACTTCTTAAGAACCGCTAGACAAAGAAATAGCGTTAAGAAGTTACTTGAGTTAATAGGGGTTAGGCTAAAAGGTCCTATTGGAGCAATAGCGAATGCTACTCTTACGCTCGATACACCCTTATCCAACACGCCCGCTGGTCAATTTTTCACAATTGCACCAGAAGCTAGAACAGTGACTGTAGCATCCCCAGAAGACGGAGAACAAGTATCTTATACATTATATAAATATTACAATGGTCAAATTCAAGATACAAACCCCAATGGCAGCATAGCTCTAAGCTTTTTAGAACGAAAGGCTGGTAACTCAGGAGATGTCTACGATAGATTTATTTTACTAGAGGGATCTCTTGTTACTCAAGAAGGAACTTTCGGACCCGGAAACCCAGTAAGATTTATTAACCTAGACTTAGGACCAGTGATTGAAGGATCTGTCCAAGTTTTTGTTCAGGGTAACCCAGACACTCAGGGGGAATACCAACAGGTAGACAACTTGTTCTTCGTTAGTGGAGGCGATGAAAAAGTTTTCCAATTAGTGCCTGATGATGATTATAAAGCCACCGTAGTCTTTGGAGATAACATCTTAGCTAAAGCACCTAGCCCAGGAGACACTTTCGTAGTTCGTTATAGAGTGGGTGGAGGCACGAGAGGCAACATAGCAAAGAGCTATATTAATGCCCCCATAACTGTAACTAGATACGATGGAGCAACTATCAATGCGACTTTAGAAAATACAACTCAGGCAACTGGAGGTTCTGATGCCGAGACTGTTGAGCACGCTCGAAAATATGCACCTCTAGCATTTAGAAGACAAGACCGCCTAGTTACTCTCCAAGACTATCAAGGATTCTGCAACTCTTACATATCAAGTTACGGATCAGTCGGTAAGGCCACTGCTGCTGTTAGAAGAGCTTTCTCCTCAGCGAATATTATTGATATTTACCTTTTGGAGAGAGCAAATAATCTACAACTGAAAAAAGCTAGCCCTGCGTTCAAGAAGCAGCTAATTGATGCTATCGAACTAATGAAAATGCTTACAGATGATGTTGTTGTAGTGGATGGCTTAATTAGAACTCTGGATTTAGTAGTCACTGCTAGAGTCTCTAGAGAGTTACTGGAAGACGAAGAAGTAATAAAGCAAGATATCGCAACTATTATTACAGATTATTTTAATACAGAAAATAGAGAGTTTGGTCAGGAGTTTGTCCCTCAAGATTTATCTCGACACATCTTCGCATTAAACTCAGTGTTATTTGCTACAATAGATAACTATGATTCTGCGGTTAAAGTAGACTTCAACGAATTCATCCAGTTGAACAACTTCTCTATTAACATTGTGAGAGTATAATGGTTGATAGTCGATTTACGCAGAACCCCCAGAAGCACTTTAAGCGTAACTTCTCTGATGTTATGGAGTATCTCATTCCGAGATACTACATCTTAGAAGACCGGGAGCTTGCTGAGGATCAAATTGACGTATTTGACCAAGTAATTAACAGCCATATCGAACTAGCTCTTAATATTACTAGCGTTTTGGAAACTCCCACGGGCGAGTTTTTTGAGGACTTACAATCCATTTCAGGTATAGCACCGTTCTTCGATAAAAAAAATAACTTTACTGATTGTGATAAGTTAAACTTTGAGAAGACGATATTATATCCACTGAATAAATCTTTCCTAGATTTTCAAACATCGTCTTCCATAGTCACTTATTTAAAAGACGAGTTAATCCCATACTTTAGATCAACTTGGACTACAGCTAGTTCTGTAGATTACTACACCAATCATTTAGGGTGGTTTTATCTTCTTAGCACTAGCTCTACAGAAACTACCCAACCTTCATCTATTGCTCTAGATTATATGAGCAGACGCTTGATATCCAACCAAGCTCTAACACTAGCAGATGGGGTTAACGCTTTAACAGAATTCGTATGGAAGAATAATTTACCTTATATTCCTAGTGATTTCTTACAAGGCTCTGACGAATACACGAACCAAGAGCAGCAACTAGAAAAACTTAAAACGATAAACGAAGTTCTCTACTCTAGAGATTACATAGACCGTTTAGACAGTTATGTAGCTGATTCTTTCGACATCTATGATCAGACAAATACCTACAACGAGAACCTAGTAAATAACGGACCTTTCTGGAGACTGCTCAAAGCATTCTCGCTGTCTTTCGCAGATATGCAGAATGAGGCTAATCAACTAGAATCCCTATACGACCTTCAGGATTGCCCAGACGAATACCTACAGGAGCTTGCTTATCTGATTGGGTGGAAGCTCACTGGCTACGACAGAAACAAGTGGAGACTGCAACTAGCTAATGCTTTATCTGTTTACAAGAAGACCGGCACAAAGCAAAGTATACAAATAGCTTTAGATAACTTTTTTGGTAAAGATGCTTTTAACTTGGATTCCCACTTAACTGAACTTTGGGAATCTTATTTGCCATTCTTGATTATGTATGCTCTGGCTACTGAGTCACCTCACTTTAAGGATTTTTCCACTTACACGAGGGAAGTAGCAGATGGTTTGGGTATTAGAGTTTATGACTCCAAAGACTTTGAGAGTAATATTAGATCTGCTGTAGACCAAATATTATTCTTATTATTTCAAGAATTCCCCTCAAACTTTACATTAGCAGGACAACCTTTTCCCGTAAACTCAGAAGACTTTGTCTTTAGGTATCGAGGAGCTGTTCATCCAATCCCACCTTTCGAGGAGATTCCTTATTACATAACTTCAGACATCACAAAGCCATTTTTAAATTATCTAAAACGCTTGTTAGTATGCTTTGGAGTCAGTAATGAGTTTGCTACGAGTCTAATTGACTACGTTACTGCTAATACTTTAGAAAACAAAGATGACCTTTACTTGGGTTCTACTTGGCTAATTTTTACTGAATCACTTCAATACCCACCAAACTGGGACGAATTGATAGCTGTTCCTGATAAGAGAAAAATACAATATCTATCTCTGTGGAACGGGAAGTCTTCTCATTTTAGATTAGACTTCTCCGCTGACCAGTTCAATTTCTCACAAGTTAGATATACCCCAGACTCAAAGTATGCAATACTTCTAGCGTCAAGAACGGCTCAAGAGTTTGCCCCCGCGCACGCCGTCCCAGTCGTCCACGCACATCTTTCAGATAGTAGTGATTATTCAGGAATTGCAAGTGGATATCTATTTACGCAAATAGAAAGAGATCCTCAAGAATATCCAAACTTCTCCAATAACTACAGAGATAGAGGCGTCAATATTTTAGCGTCTCAAGCAGTGTCTTTTTTAGAGTTCAGTGGTTTAGGCAGACAAAGGCTTAGTTCTTTATTCGGCCCATCCGGCACGGTTGCGGTATCAAGTAATGGAACTGTATTTAGTGCAAAAGAATTTGGACCGACGTTTAATGTTAATGAGAGTAACAATAAAGAGATATTCAATATTCCTAGACGATCCACTAGAAGAAGAAACTTTAAGAATGCAATAAATCTAACAAACTTCTATGATCGAACTGGACTTAACCCGCCAATTTTCAGGGCCAGTAAGATTCCAGGCTTAACAGCAGAGGAAGATAATAAACTAATAACGAAAGGACTGATTCCATCATCCTTAGACTTCGTATCAGTTTCTGCGGATTGTTCTGGTTTAGTTTCTTCCATTCCTAACATTTACATGCCATGCCCACCCAATCGAGGTGGTCTTTTTTATGGCTATTACCTAAGCTCTGTATTACCTACAAGAGGAGCAAACGCATACGATACTGAACTTACTCCGCTGTCCATGCACGAGGACCGAGGTCAATTCGACCCCTTCATGTATGTTCTCTACAAGATAGAACAGCAGAAGATTGCAGCAGAAGCTTACGAGTATGTTTCAAGTGATCCTCAAACTTATGTCCAAACCTCTTACTGGATGAACGTTTCTGGGTCAGAGGCAAACAAGAGGCTATCTTGCCAAGAAACTGTTTTAAGTTCTATAGAAGGTTATTATGATTATTCCCTGGGCAGAAAAATCCATAAGCTATATAATGATTATGTTTCTGGATTTAACTACCATCCGCTAACACGAGTTTTATACGAAAACAACCCAAGAAATATTATCAATCACTGTTTTGGTAGTATTATTGCTAATAATAACTTCGAGACTAGAGGGACAAACGGTAATTTATATTACACCTCATCTGTAGATGACATAAAATTACTGAACCTAAGGTCTGATACTTTTGGACCAACCCTAGTTAATGGTAGTTTAGCTGTTACCGCAAGTGATTTTACAGTAGTTCCGGCAGGGAGCTTAGGAACTGAGATAGTTAACTCTACAATAATTAAAGATGTAGATATAATCCATACCTCAGGAACTTCAGTAAGCAACAACTTTACGATATACGATTTCAACGATTTCCAAGAAGATTCTTATTTTAAGAGTAATGCTGTTATTAAATTGAAAGCAGTTAATGGCTTGCCTCGCCTAAGATTCCATATTAGTGGAACAGATCTAAGCGAAGGCTATGGCAGCTTTAGAAATTCTAGTTTCTTGACGCCTAATCATGAATTCAAAGTTACTCTTAAAGGACTTGCAGCACTAGATGACGGGAGCCAGCTTCTAGACTCTGTAGAGCTAGGTGTTTGGATTCATACAAAAGCTGTAAATAATAGAAGCTATCATTATACTAAAGATGGTGAGTGGGTTTCTTTGAGTAAGAATCAAATTAACTTACAAACTGTAGTAAATGATCTTTGCCATAAAGTTTTTTTCGAGAAAAAAGCAATAACTGAATTTGATGAGGTAAGTGCGTTAGGTCGTTGTATAAGAGTTAATAACGATCCCGAAGCTGATAACACTCCCTCAGAGCCTATTTTAAGTTTTACTCAAGACATGTTCTCTGAGACTTCAGTTACCTTTAATACTTTTTTCGGATGTGGAACTAACGGAATAGCAGCAGCCCATGACTTCGATCAGCATTATATTGTTGAAGTTTTCATGATACCGAAGAGAGATAATCAAAACAAATTTGCTTTATTAGATCATATATCTTTACGGGACGAAACCTTGTGGGATTACACGAGACTTCAATTTGGCGGAGAACCAGTCGGAGCTTTGTCCAGAAGCTTCTGTAATTCAACTTACATGGATTTGAGTCAAGATGATGTAACTATAATATTACAAACTTTTGCACGTTTAGCAGGTAAGGGGGTCACTTACGGTAGAGGTGCTTTAGGTAGAAACAATAATAATTATATTCACCCAACTCACCTAAATAATGGAGGAAGTAGAGAAAGTTATAGATTATTAGTTCAACAAGTAGCAATAAACTCAGATCTTGGTAATGATGGAGAATGGAACTTTATTGATATTAATAACCCAGAGTCAAATGAATCTATTCTAGAATCATTTGCTTCACAGAGTCAGATAGTAGAAGCCATCGAAACTGTCCCGCCCGAGGGAGAAGCACCACTTATAGAAGGATTACCATTCGGTTTATGGATAGGATAAGGAAATGAGATTAACCAACTTAGATCACTTATTTCAAGACTTTTCGGGAACTCCAGTAACAGGAGTTGGGCAACCTGTAGCTTTAGCTTTAGATAAGTCTCAAAATTTGCAGTTAGGGTCTGAGTTAGTAAATAATGGACGGTTTGATGTAAGCTCTCATAATTGGATTGATGTAGTCGGTGATTCTGTTTATGAGGTAAGTGGCGGAGATTTGATCTTATCTTCTGGAGAGCTGTCTCAAACCTTTTCTGTTGATCCTGAAAAGGTCTATAGGCTCGCAGCAAGTATATTCGCTCCTCTCGGGGGTAAAACTCTCACCTATGGTAGCGCCTCATCCTCAGAAGAAAGAGCAACTATCAACATTCCTAGAGAGACAAAAAAAGTTT